TTGATCTAACTGCGCTTTACCTGCAGCATCTAGGTCTCCGGTTGCTTCTAGGTATCTAAGCTGCGCCATTGATGGGTGATAGCTAAAGTTTGATCCGGCGTGTTGCATTGGCGAATAGATCATGAAAGGCAATTGGCCCGTCTCTTCCATGACCTTCATTGCGTGGGCCTGTTTGCCCGTAGCTGCGCCAGAGTCAGATGCCCAGCTCTTCCAGATGTCAGAATAGAATGGGCCGCCATGCAAGTACATCGGCTCAATATCAACACCGCCTACTCTCTGCAGCAACCCGCCACCAATAGCCATGTCTGCCGGAAGCATAATAGCTGGCCTGCCCTGAAGCTGCTCCCAGCTAATAGACGGCAGAGCAGTGTCTTGTGTTGCAACTACCCTACTGCCTTCTGGCCTTTTTTCTTGCATTGCCCTGTATCGCTCACTTTGTTCCAGCGCCTTTTGCTCTTTTGTGATCATTGCTTTGGGGACGCCTTCGCCGTACTCGCCAGCAATTGCTAACTGCGATATTGGGTCTTCCACATAACCAGCAGGTGTCTGGAACTGTAATCTTGGCGCCTCAATAACCTCACCAGCCCGCCTAGTCGTAACTTCTGGCCCAAAAGAATCGGGCGACTGGTAGTTTTCAGGCAGCTTAAATGGTTCGTTTTTCTTTTTCTTTGGTTTTGGCTTGTCCTCATCTAAGGATTTAAGCAAACCTTTTACTGCAGCCTTAGCCATTAGTTGGCACCTCCGAAATATTTTTTAAGCAACCCCATTCCGGGCAAAATATAACTAATCGTCTCAGCAGTATTGCCAGCCCTAGCGACATTGCGCTTTTGTCTGTCGCTTAGTTTGTCGTATTCCTGCGCAGCAAAACCGATGGCCTCGTTCAAAGTGCTAGTGTCTTGCTGCATATCTAGGCTAGGCATTGGCATGGCGTAGGGATTGGCAGCCATCTGCACAGTTTGTGCGTTGTAGGGCATATCTGCTACACGTTTAATGCCTGAAGCAACCGGCTGTAAAGCAGTGCCCAATGCGCCGTAAAATTGTTGATCAAGGTAATCAGTGCCATCGGTTGCCGGCAGTGTGCGATTCTCTCTGATCTCTCTACCTGTCTCTGGATCAAACATACCCGAAACTGCCCCGCCAATATCTCTCAGAAAAGTCTCTCCAGCTTGAGCAAGCCACAGCGGCTGGTCGGTTAAATTGTAGTTGGCATCAAAGGGCTCAGAATCGTCTTCTGACGCCATTCCGCCAAACTGGTCTAACCATGCCTGCCCACGCTGTTGCACTGCAGGATCGTCGCTCTGGGCCATCTCTTGGGCTTTCTGTACGTCTGCAAGGTATCTGTCTTGGTCTGTTACCTCCGCAGCATCCTGCTCGCCAGCCTGCGACTCGCTTGGCGCCATTGCAGTAGCGCCCAATAAACCTAAACCGCCAGCACCAGCAAGCCAATTGTTGGTTCCTTTAAGTTCAGGGTCAAACGCGGCGTCAACACTTCGAGTCTGCTCTGGCTTTAAATGCACAAACTCATTACCGTTGCGCAGCATCATGTCATAGCCAGCGTCTGTAAATATGTTGGTTTTATCTTGAGCGCTAATGAAGCTTGATGGCAAAGTCGTTGGGTCGCCAGTGACAGAAAAAACCTGCATTTTTTCGTCGATGTAGTCCTGCTGGTGCCCAAGCAAATCGTTATAACTCGCGCCAGCAATGTTTTGTGCTAGTTTCTCTCTGGTGCTTTCTATCATCGCATCGCTTGGCTTGTCAGCTCCAGCAACAAATACATTTTGGCCAGTGGTTACCAGCTCATTTTGAACCCTTGGACTGCCGGTGTAGTCTGCCTGCTCTTGCAGATATTTATCACTCCAGCCTTTGTCAACATTACTGTAAACCCCTACAGGGGCATTTGCATTGTTAGCCCTAGGCGCGTTCATGTCGTAACTGGTAACACCCTCTGCGCCTACGTTATAAAACGGGACAGGAGTGTAGCCCTGTTCAACAGCCTGAGCTGGCAAATCTACTTGTCCAGCATCGCGCAGCATCTTTTCAAGCCAATCCTGACCTTCTGGCGACGCGGCTCTAAATTTATCAAGTAATCCCACAAATAAATCTCCAAACAGTTATGCAGAGATTATATCACGCGAGACCTTGAAGGTTGCGGCGGATAGGATCACCCCAGTTGCTGGTCTTCCGATAGCCAACAGCTAGGTATCTGAGGGCATCAGCACAGTGAGATGTCCAGTCGTGCAATGGACGCCCCCGCCATGTCATTCCCTTGTCGTCGTACTCTCTACGGTACTGACGTATAGCATCAATAGCCCTGTCGCAGTTCTCCTTGTCGAACCAAGCGTTATTGAGCATAGACCTTACCGCTTGTATACCATCGTCAACACCGAGCTGAGGCGCGATTGTGATGGGATTTAGGCCTAGTTGCATCAATGTCTCGTATCGGCTCTTACCAGTGCCAAGCTCCCTGACTCTGACATCGTGCGGCAGGATATGCTGTCCGTAGAAGTAGCGCTTTTGCTCTAAGACTCTGGCGTAGTGCTCTAATCCAACACCGCTGCTTTCGTAGTAGTCAATCAGCCTGACCTCTGGGCCGTGCATCTGAGCGAACCAGATCGCCGTAGAATCGCCCATACCCAAATCCCATGCGGTTACTACAGGTAGGGCAGGATCGTAGTTTACAGACGTTATACGGCCCTGTGCGTTAGCCTCTCGCATCTCAACGGCATAGTATGCCCCATCCACATGGATAAGCATCCCGCCTTCCCAGATGTGCTCGTAGTTGTCTGGGCGGAGTCTCTGGTCTTCCAGTCTCTCTGCATCCAGTACCTTTGGGAACCACGGGTTATCACGCCAGTTCAGCTCGACGATCTTGCTGTCCTCTGGCGGGTTCTGCCTGAATCGCTGGTGAGTAGCTGAGTGCTTAGTCTCAGGGTTCCATGTCACCCAGATCTCTGAATCATGCTCTCGCACTGTAGGAATCAGTTTAGACCATGCCGTCTCTGATACCGTCTCAGCCTCATCCACCCATGCCAATATGATCCTAGCCTTTGACTTGATCGAGTCGAGATTGCGTCTTAAACCGGCAAAGGCGTAGTTTATATAGCCATCTTTGGATCTGATGTACTTCTCGCCGATCTCATAGTAGGCGGATAGCCAAGGCACTGAGCGTATGGCAGCCTTAATCTCCTCAAGTGAGGACTCATCCAAGCTGTTCATAAACTCACGGGCACAGAGTATCTGGCCTGACTTACCCTGCATTCCCCACTTGTAACCCCATACAGCAGTCATCAGTGCGAATGTGCGAGTCTTGCCTGAACCTCGACCTCCGTATGATCCACGGTAGCGGGCCTCACCAGAGAATACAGGTACCAGCTTAGGCGGCAGCTTTATCTCTGCCGTGTCCTTTGGAATCTTACTCGTCTTCGTCACAGGTGACCTCTGCGCTCAGTAAGATCTTAACTGGTAAGCTCTCTCCGTGCGTTGTATGGTCGATTTCCTGCTTGTCGTTGTACCCATGCTTATTTAGGGCTAACTTCACCAGATTGGAGTTTAAATCGCCTCTAAGGCCACCATCCCATAGCACTTCGTGCTGGGTTTGCATGACAAGGCCTAATATATCCGAAAACTCTTCCTTATCAGGATCTTTGCCCCAGTCGTAAAGGGTTGATGTGCCTATTCCTAAATACTTAGCTAGGCCAATATGTGATGGGATTGCAGTAACGTAGGCATCCAAATAGGTGTGCGCCTTCTCTAGCAATTCAGGTGTGTACTTTGTTGGTCTCATCTTGTTCGCTCCGGAGTGCAAGATTGTGGGTTAGTGCCTATTATAACTCAGTGCCAAACTGCTGATCTTTTATACAAGAATCAAGATCTGGCGGTATGGCGTCGTATTGATCAGAGACAGCGTGGCACCATAACTCTAAAGCAGCACGCATATTTGATCCATCGCTGGTGTCGATTATGTTACCCAGTGTGGCTATCTTGTCATCAAAGCCAAAGTCGTGAGCAACCTGCAACCAAAATTTAACCGTCGTATTCACTGATATGTGCCTCCACGATTGATACCCTAGCAATCTCTAGCATGAGCATAATTTCACCATCTGGTTCATTGCTTGTGATAACCATAGTGCCGTCTTTGTTCCAGCCCAACACTAACACTGAATCTAGCTGGCCCTGTAAGGCTTGAAGGATGTCATCTGCAGTAGCCTTTGGTCTCAACTCAGTTACCTTGCCCATATCGTTCTAGCCTCTCTATCTCAGCGTCAATGTAAAATCGAATCTTCTTGGCGTCCCTGATCATCTCTGAGTGCTCTACCTCACCGTACCTGTAGGCAGCCCTGAAGATCTCACCCATCTGGGCGTTCATGTTCTTATAGCTTATCAGGTGCTGTAGCTCTGTAGCACCCTCTGGTAGCTCGTAATAGCTGGCTGTTGATCCGTCCGACTTAACCTTCATGGCTTGATCCTCAGTAGAGCCTCGATGGCCTCTTCAATGATCACCTCTAGGTCGCGCTTGTTCTGCTCGTTATCTTCCGACCAATACCAGTCCATATGATCTTCGATCAGCGAGAAGGCCTTACGATACACCCTGAGCCTCTTCTCTAACTCTGGGCGTGTCATTTGAGGATCTCCTGCGGGGTTACCGTGACTCTCAAATATTCGCCGGACTGCTTGTGGTATGTAATCGCGTGTGCTGCCCGCCATGAGACGTAGCCCCCTCGTGCGCTGTAAGCATCTCTGCTGGCAAGGGTTGGGTGGCGCTCAACAATTGCTCCGCCCCCTTCAGCCATGTCCTGCTCTGTGTGATGGTAATGGCCCGTGTGGATGTAGCAGTATTTAGCCTGCCCCCACATAGAACGGTATCGCGGCTCGCTGCTGAATAACGCCGGCAATGCTGTGTTCTTTTTCTTGTGGCCGTGATGAAAGCCCAGCATGATCTCGCCATGCAGGTGGGCGTAATAGGGAAACTCAGTGTCGTCTACCTCTACCCTGTCATTGAGTGAGTAGATAACCTTCATTGTCTTGCGTAGCCATAGGGAACCGATCAAATCGTGATTACCCTCGACCATCAGCACCTTAACCTTTGCAAAGTGCTTAAGCATCAACTCTATGGCAGCCATGATCACCTTGATAGCAACCTCTACCATCTTGCCGGTTCGACTGTCTCGATCAAGGTTGTGGCCTGACAGGGTAGTTACTGCGTCTAGTAGATCATAGTGCAGGAAATCGCCCTGCAAGTTAAGTATGCCCAGACCAGCTTTAGGCGATCCGTCAATCAGTCGCTGTACGGCACCCAGAGCAACTTTGGTAGCAATCTCCATGTCCCAGTCGTCGCCTGTCTCGTCTTGCCAAGCGTACATACCCAAGTGGAAATCTGTCAGGGTGATCAGTGTGCAGAGTGAGTCGTCTGACACAGTAGGCTTTGCAATGACGGGGGCGGGCTTCCAAGTAAAGCCTTCGATAGCTTCAAGTGCTGCTTGGTACTGGGCTTCTTTTTCTGGCTCTTGGATGTGCCATTGGGTTTTGATATTCCCCTCAAGGTCGTAGAGGGTAGAGACTCGCTTTGTGGTGAAGCCACTTGCGGTAGGATGGGATAAGCCGCGTTCTGGCTGGTATCCTGAGAGAGCTGCTTTTTTCTTTACTGAGGCAATGCCCTTGCTGATTGTTGAGTGGTCTATCTCCAGCGCCTTTGCAGCCTTGATCACCCCTCCGTACTTCTCTACAGCCTCCAAATAATCAATCTGCCTTGGCGTTGCATACTCGTATAGTGCGCTACCCATTTCCAACCCTCTCTAAATGATGCTTTATCTCAGCATTCAATTCCGCAAGCATATCATCATAATCACTTTTATACATCTTTTTTGTAAGCCGTTTTTTCTGTTCCATTTCGTCTACAAAGTCCCGCCCGTAGTAGTCTATCATCCATTTCGTATACTCTTGGGCTGCTGTACCAAACCGCATCCCATACGCATTGCACGATTTACATTGCGGGTGAACATTGCATTCATCCAGAGCCCAGTAGCTGCTGTGCCCCTTGGGTATGTAGTGCCCGCCGTCCATTTCCTTCCAATGGCACATTTGCCCGCAGCTAACACAGGCAGCATAACCATTGTCATCGGCAGCTTTAAGGCGCACAAGTTTCTGCAGCGCCTCTAGGCATTTAGTTCTTGGTGTCTTTGCCATCTGGCTTCCCTTTAGTGTCTGGCTTCTTGAATATCTTATCCCAGTTAGACTCAAACTTCTCCTTGTCTGGTATAGGTCTGGGCTTGCTTCCTTTGCCGCTCATTCGTCTTCATCCTGTAGCCTTGCCTCAAGCGTTTCAATATATTTTTGCAGCTGCTCAATCTCATACTCTAGCGAGTCAATCTTGCTGCTCGCCCATGCGTCTAGTTCATTCATCGTTTTTTCTCCTTGGCTTCCAGCGCGGGTCTGGCGCGTTGTCTATCATCTCGCTCGTCGTGAAATGGCGTGAGCACTTAGTGCATCGGTAACGCCGCCACCTATAATCTTCTCCCTGCCTGCTATCCATGCAGCTTGCACGAATGTTACATTTTGGGCACATCATATTTTGGTGTACTCATATCTCTGGTTAAGCGTAAACTCTGTATCGTACAGCGCCCCCTTCCTACGCTTTACTAGCTGAAGTCGTCTTAGACCATCCAAGCATCGCTCGTTAGTTCCAAGACTTTTAGGCGTGTACCAGATACCCTTCTTCATCTCGATCAATACAGCCCTCTGGCGTTCTGTCATCGCCCTGTGCTCCCAAAGCCGCCATCGCCTCTATCGGTGTCATCTAGGTCATCTACCAGCACAGCGTCGCCCATGTATGGCACCACAACCATCTGTGCAATTCTGTCGCCAGCCTTGATCTCGATTACCTCATCGCCTGAGTTGTACAGCACTGCATGAATGTCTCCACGGTAGTCAGAGTCGATAAGCCCTGCCAGCTTGTCTAAACCCTGTTTAACCGCCAATCCAGAGCGCGGATAAATCATCCCGCACCACCCATCTGGTATCGCGCAGCTAACGCCAATTGGGTAGCTGTGGCGCACGTTAGGTCGCAGGTCAAAGCTTTTAGTCGAGTACAAGTCAAAACCTGCACTGCTATCTGTACCTCGCGTTGGCATTACTGCTGCCGGATCGTTTAGTTTAAATTTGATCATAATTTGCCCTTATTGGTTTTGATAACCAGTCTTGGTTATACCTGTTTATTGTCAGTTGTTCCTTGCTGCCATCTACGCTGATTGAGTATCTACCAACCTGAAACGGAAGCCCGTTGTCCACAATGATCCTGCTCTTACCTTGCTTGCCCTGCGGCCTCAAATACTTCTCTTCACAGACAAAGCAAACCTGCCCGTTGATGTATTTGCGTTGTGCGTTACGGTAGAGCCTAGATCTCAGTGTGCCGGCATTTAACTCTCTACCCTGCACCATCTCAGTCAGGCTGTATAGCTCGCCCTCCCAGATAACCTGCCTTTTAAAATTGCCATTCGCCGGCCCTTTAGGTGCCCCGATTCCCATTACACGCCCCCCATGCAGGCTGCCGTGTCACATATCGACATACTGTGCGCAATTATAAAAAACACCAGTGTCGCCCAGATAAATAAAGCTTGCCACATTCTCATGCTGTCACCCTCTGGCCGTCCCAGTATTGCCCACGCTGCTGCAGGTATTGCTTCTTCAAAGCCTCTTTAACAGCTAAATCATCAACCCAGCTAACATCAGTCAACTCGTCAATCACAGTCATAGATCGCAATCCACCGTAACCGCCTTTAGCCTTCGCCTGCGGGCTTCCACCCTTATCCTGTGCGCGGGCCAGCCATGAGTTGCAAAAGCGCTTAATACCCACCTTAGTTTTGCGCTTAGTTGGGTTTGCATCAAGCCAAGACTCCATAGCGTTAAGCTCCTGCCTGACATCGACTGCAGGGTAAGCCTTCTCCCATGCTATTACGTCTGTCTCTTCAGGCTGCCAGTGTTCACCAGTATTAAGAATCATGCCTCATCCTCCAGCGTCCAAGTAGCAATATGGACTTTCTCGCCATATCGGTTTTTGATTGGGTTCAGCTTGGTTTTTATGTTGTAGCCTTCAGCCCTGAGATCCCAGACTCTAGCTGGCGCCTCCAAGACGCCTAGCTCATCCCAAGCGTTCAGGCGGGTAAGCTTCCCGCCATCCTGTAAAAACTGTAATACTCGCTCTTTTTGTGTCATGTCATCACCCCTTAGAAATGTGGATCTTCGTGTTTAACGCGGACTCCTATTGTCAGCCCGTATGTGCAATCTAGTTGATTCCAGCGCTTGGTCTCGCGGTTGTAAGTGACTGCCTGCTGGCAGGGTACTTGCTCGCCTTTAGGGCCATTGATGTATGTGACGCGGAATGTCCACTGGCGGCCATCTAGATCAAGCTCGTAATCGTATTTCTGCTCGCCGTAATAGTCGTGTCCTTCGGCTGGTGTTGCCTTGTCTTGTGTTACCACAATGTACTTTGACTTACCTACGTTGAATATGCGAGTAATGGTGCCAGCGTAGCGATCAGACCATCCGCTAACTGTTGCTGGTGCGCCTAACTCGATTGCCGTGTCGTTCTTAATGCTGATGTACATACTTGGTGCCTCCTAGGCTGCTTATGTGGCGAGACAATCTCAACCACACGGATATACTAAATGTTGTGGTTTTAGATTACAAGTAGGAAAAAGCTTATTTTTGTATTTTTTTTTATTTATTTTTTTTAGACATAGTTCCGCCCTTTTCCCCCTTGATACAATCCACATATCAAACAGCCTTTCGGCAGGGTACTCAGTCATCCCCCTCCTCTTACGAGGACGCAACATTTCAGCTGCGCAGACATCCCTTTCGGGCATCAAGGACTTGGTTGTCAGGGCGCGACAGAGCCAAGATTTTTTAGTTTACGGTTTAGTTGGTTTGTTATCGCAGGCAACTACACTCGATCAAAAGCTGCGGCGGTATGCAATATGGGACTTCTTTGGACGCTATTGCATAGAAAGTATGTATAGCGTAAAATTGGCAAATATTGTTTCCGCACAAGCAATATACCGGTACCCCCCCTTACCGGTCAAGCCCCTTTCTCACGATTGGGGCTTTTTTTTACTCTGATGGAAATTGAACAACAATTCCATGCTTCTGAGCCATGTGCCGATTTATCACATCGTAGATCTCAGTAACCTCATCTCTAGTCAACTTAGTCGTCGATGTCTTATCGGTAACAGCAGTCATAATAGGGCGCCATAAATGCTCTCTCACGGCGTCCTTTGACCAAGGTATGTCTACCTCTGGCTTCATCACCTTTTTCATGTCTAACCCTGCCTCATTGAGCGCATCAGCCAGATCTTTGCAGTATTGCTGTAGTGCATTGTTCTGACGTTGCGTTCTTTGCTTACCAGTCTTCCACTGCAAGGTTAGATGCTTGTGCTCTGCGTATTGCTCATCAAGAAACTTCTTGAAATTTTCAAGTGAGCGATCAGAGTTGATTAGCCATGCCTCACCCATCTTGGCTGCCCGCCTTGAAGTAAATGCGCTCCTTTACACTGTCATAGCCATAGTAAGCTGACAGTTTGTTAGGCACTGGGATAACACCCCTGAGAGCATCTGAGATCTGCTGAGGGTGTAAGTTGATTGCGTTGGCTGCCTCTTTGTTTGAGTCAAAATCTCGTCGGAGCCACTTGCGCAAAGAGTTTCTGAATGCTTCTTCCTTCATAAGTCACCTATAATATTGGTTGGTTTACCTGCAAAATTATACACAAAAAAAAATGTAAAAAAATCGTACAAAGGTGTTGCATACAATATTTAGTTCGATTAAAGTTACTACTCCACACACAGCAGGGCATAGCCCCAAGGATATAACCATGAAACAACCCAGAACCCTCAGCTACTTCTTTTCTCTTGGTGACTTTCGCGTCAACGTGCGTTGCGTTGTGTTTGAAGAAGAGCTAGAGATTGAAGAAGTCCTCGACTCAAACGATGTCGATGTATTCAATTATCTAAACGAAGAAGCCTTGGAAGATCTCCAAGCGCTGGCTGAAGCTGAGGCCAAATATGACGGCTGGCTACCTGATCCAGACGCAGTAACCAGCGACGACGACATAGCATTGTGGAATCACCCAGACGGAGGGCTATAAGATGAACTTTTCATACTATGAAGGTGTTATGGACTGCGCTGAGGGCTTGCCGCCT